CTCCAGCTAGAGTAATCTACATCATCCCAGTCACCAACGGATCGACTGGTATCATTATTACCCCATACACCCTGATTTTTTGCTTTACTCATAATTTATTCCTCTCCTCCTAGTCTTTCATCCCTATGGGTTTTAATATTTTCTAGTTCTATATCACGTTCAGTACGTTCTTCTTCTTTAGCGAAGTCAGCTTTAATATCAGCCAACTTCAGTTTCTTCTTAGTTTCATCTTCAATAGTTACTTTAGATACATCAGACAAAATTTTCAAAGCATTTTCTGTTTCTTTAGCTAAACGATCCTTTTCTTTTTCTTCTGATTTCATTAATGCATCAGCACCCTGTTTAATGGTCTGAACCTTTAAGGTATCTTCTTTAAGATTAAGCTCCCTATTCTTAAGTTGCATTTCAGCCGTATCTTTAAGAGAAGTTAAATCTAACTTTTCTTTCTCAAGCATTAACTGATCTTTTTGTAATTGAATAGTTTGTTGTTCAACAGACTGTCCCATTCCCTGTGCAGCCATTTGATTAGCTTGCATGACCTGTTGAGCAGCCTGTGCCATAGCCTGTTCAATAGCAGCAGGATCTTGTGCTCCCTGTGTTAACTGTTGGGTCATACCACTCATCTGTTCCTGATACTTCATAACAGAATGTTCTTGAATATTAGCTTGAATAACAGGAGCAATCCGTTGCATAATAGGATTAGCTCCATTAGCCGGATCTTGAAGATAAGCCATCTTCACCTGAATATGGGCTTCATGGTCCTGTCCTGGGAAAGCTGCAATTGGTAATCCTTTAGTTGCAGCCATGATATCTGATACAGGATCAAGTTTCTGTGCCTGTTGTTTAGGTGGTAGTATCTCTTCAATATTAGGCATATTAGCTGAATTAAGAATAGTTCTATTTAGAGCTTCTAAGTTGAACATACCAGGAGGCGAGTTCTGGGCAAGTTGAAGTGCCATTTGCGCCATCATCATCCTGTGTGCATTTGAAGGAATATTTGGGTCACTCACAGGTAAGACATCTACACGACCATCAAAGTCTCTCCTAAATATTTGCTGATTAGCATTAGGAATCTCATATGGATATTTAGAAGGTAGGTACTCATAATCTATTGAGGCCAACAGTCTAAACTCATCTTTCTGAGACTTGTGGAGTCTCTTGTGGACTGCACTAAAGAACTTACTTGACGCTTCAAGTAGAGCCATTGTAGTACCAACAGGACCGTAAGAAGCATTATCCGAAATTACTTGTTCCGAACTATCAGCAAACTTTTGTCCCGTTGCGGCTACAAATGTGAGCATCTGGTAGAGAGTTGAGGAAGGCTCCTTATATGGCAAGGGAACAATAGCCTTTGAGAGATCAATACCAGTTGACTCAACTTCCTTAAATTCACCAGGAGCGATAGGATCATTGTCACCAACTACCCGTACACCCTTTGCTTTAAAACCTCCTGGTAAGTTCGCAAATTGACCCGCATCTACCAAGGCTCTCATAGCTGCCGTAGCAGTCATAGTGAGATTACCCAAGAAATGCATTAGGCCAAACCCATAGAAACCAAACCCTGGAACGAATCTGTAATGTGTAAAATGTATTTTCTTTTCTCTATTCGGATCGTCCTGGTTGAAGTTTCTACGAATACTTAAAACTTTTTTAGACCTTTCTTCTACTGTTACAATGTATGGAAGTGCTACTCCATCAGGATCATTGTATGGTTCTGGTAGATCAAGGTAACAGTGTTGTTCTAGTAGTATGTATTGTGGATCATTATCACTAGATGGAGAGAATCCAAGAATGGTATTCATTTTCTCTTCCATTGCACTCTGTTCTGGAATACCAGCTTGCGGTAAATCTACTTCAGCATAAATTCCAGCAGCAATATCCCTCTTAAGATCATTAGGACTGCGATAGATGACATGAGTGTACCTATCAGCCCTACGCAAATCACTAGCATAATAAGAAACATAAAACTGATCAATGGGTACAAATTCCGAAACAGGGCGTTTAAGATTTGCATCATAATAAATCTTTTTAAAAGCTGATCCTATTAATGGCAAATGAAACAGCATACGTTCAAACTCATCGAAGTATTCTGTCATCTGTTCTGTTAATTGATAATTCATAAAGTCCTTAACACGATTAGCTTGCATCTCCTTCTCTGGAGTTTGCTTTCCTATAATCTGTGTTTTCACAGGACCACTAGATGGAAATAATTCT